CGCCACAAACAGTAGCCGCCGATGGCAGAGCAGATCAAGAGTTCTAGCGTGTGACGCATGGCGGCTAACTCAATGAGTTCCACAGCGCAATGTCATTAGAGTAGACGCGGTCGTGCAGGTCGATAACATCCTCGGGCAAATCCGCTGCACCAGACGTGTTCATGCAAAGCACCCGCGAGCAGCCTAGGAACTCGCTTGCAGACTGAATCCCGAGCAACGGACGCAGTTCGGAGTCCCCTTGGTAAATAGTCGATACCGGCCGGAAGTGATTGCACCAATCCCATGAAAGTTGCTCAATCTGGTTGCGATTCTCGGCGGCAGCGTTTGCAAAAAAACTTGCCGCCGCAGCGATTGCGCGCCGAGGCTCTGTTCCTGTTCTGGAACACAGAGATGCAAAACGATCTAGTGGCGACCTAATCATCACAAGGCAGCCGGGCGGCAACTCTGGTTCGACCTTGTGAGGCAGCAACCTATGGGCATGCCCGCCGTCCATGTTGTTTGGCGTCTCCAGCCAACTGCGATACAAGTCAGGATAAAACTGCTGGAGGCAGGCCGCCGCAAGCGACGTAGTGCCGCATCTCGCAACAAATGCGAACGCTTTGCCGTTAGGCAGCGGGAAATAGATCTTCAACATTTTCGGCACTCACTGGCTCAAGGTGATCGTCAAATCGGCCGATGTCCGTCCTGTTTATGAAACCGACGCTGGCGCGGATGCAATCACAATAGACGCTGTGCCATATGGGTGGCGTAAATGCCCTTCTGTTCCAGCCCTGCTTGTCGGGGCTTTCGATTATTTGTCCGTCCACCATGAATCTCATGCCACTTTTGTTGCTTTCGCTGGCCCATGAGTAATAAATTCTTTGCCCAGGAATGTCTCCATTGGTGTGCCATCCTTGGTAATCACCCGGCAAGTAAATCCATTGTCCGCTCATTGAAAGATCAATACTTTTCATTTGGACAACAAGAGACTGCGGAGGGCTATTCCAAAGCCACAAAGCGCGGTCCACGCAAGAATGGAAACGCTCCTGCGCGAAACCAGAAAACCCTTCCCGGCATTCTTCCCTTCGCCCTATGTGTAAGCCTGGTGTTTTCATGCGAAATACAACACTACTGCTCCAGCAGTTCCGGAGTTAATCGGAAAGCCAGTAGGCGCAGGCCCTGCGGCCGCGCCAGCGCCTCTACCAGAAATGCTGCTGCCAGAAAGAGTTACCGCCTCGTTGAGTCCATCAACATTGTTTCCGGCAAGTCCGCAGGTAGTTGCGTTGGTGCATACTCCATTTGCACCAACCGCTCCGCCTCCTCCGGCCAAAGCAACCCCTCCGTACGATACGCTAGTACTGCCGCCAGGATTTGAAGAACCGCAATCACTGCCGCCGCCGCCGCCGACAGAATAAGTGACGGCGCCTCCACCCGTGACAGAGTAAGTACGAACCGCTACCGCTCCCCTGCCGCCGCCAGCAGGGCTGCCGCCGTCGCAATGGGCATAACCTCCACCACCGCCGCCTATCGCCCAAACCTTCATGGAACTAGCGCCAGGGGGGATGGAATAAGAAGTTCCGCTGGTAAGAACTACTGCGTGCGGAGCAAATCCCGCTGTCATCGTAACCGTCCCGCTGTAATCCCCCGCCGTAAAGTTCACCGCCGCCACCCGTACCGTGTACGAAGTGCCGTTCGTCAATCCCGTCAGCGTGTATGAAGTGCCAGTGCTGCCGGTAAGCACAGTAACAGCGGAGCCGCCTGAAGGCGTGTATTCCACAAGGTAGTTGGTGATCGTGCCGTAGGTGGTAGCGGGTGCCGTCCAACTCAGTGATAGTTGGCCGCTGCCAGCCAATGCCGTGAGGCTCGTCGGGGCAAGCGGGCCGCGAGGCCACTGCGTAGCGGCCCGCAGGATCGCCGCATCGTTGATTGTGAACACGCCGCTTGCCGAAGATGTAGAAAATGTCAGTGGCGTTGTCGTGATGAATCCGCCGCGTTGTCTCATCAGGTGATCTCCTCGTGCGCGGTCGTGAATTCGATGTCGCCGTTCGCGCTCGCCAGACCAGCAAGCGTCCAGCCTTCGGGAAGGTGGATCGGGTTCTCGCGGGACGCGATCACCAGCGTGGCGTCGGCAGGCACCGTCACTGTGCTGACGATGCTGCGGGTCGCCGTGCCGTCGCTCGTCGTCACGGTAACGTCGGCGGCGTTGGTGCCGTCGATGTTGGCGGCCACAAGGCTCACGACGCGGATCGCCATGTTGCTCGTCGCGCCGCACGACACAATCGTCTGCGATGCCGTCGTGGCGGCGAGGCGGGCTGATTTGAACTCAACACGAGTGGGGGAATTGACGTTCGGCGCGGCCATGATCTAGATGCTCCAGTGGTACACGGGTGAATAGGTTTCGACTTTCCAGAGACTTTGGCGAACGGTAACGACGGGCAGCGACACAACCTGATACGGCCGCACGCCAGCGAATATGTACGAAGGCAGCGAGGAAAACGTAGTGCCGCTTTGCCCGATTACCCAATAGTTCTGCGGAATGCTTGGAAACCGCAGAACTCGCAATGTCATCGTGTGCCCGAGATTGCCGTTCGTTGAATACACGCTTGTGTTGGTAGAAGTAACGCCCCAGCCGACAACGCGATTGGTGGCATCGACTAGGACAATCTCCAGCGAGGCGTTTACAAGTGTGTGGTTAGTGAGTTGCGCAAGCAGCGAAGTCACCCGAGACTCATATGAGACGGTGATCTGAGTCTGGCCCTCTGTCAGAGTTCCGAATACAGAGAGATCACCAAATCCGCCAGCACTTGGTGAGTAGGTCAGCGTGAACGGTCCAGGGCGCTCCAACTGAAGCGAGCCCCCCGCGTGGATCGCGCGAATCGGGTATACCGGCGGCGCACCCGTTGGGCCGGTGGCTCGCGGTCGCAGGAGTTTCGGGCTCATAGCCATTGGAACGACGCTCTTGTGGTGATGTAAGGTCAGCGGCTGCGAATAGCCAGGACGAATACGGCGATCAGCATCAGCGTGATGATTACGTGTTCAAACATGGCTAACCCTTCACGGATACCGTCATGGCGCAGGTTGTGGCACCGACGACGACGGGTGCGACGTAGGCAAATCCGAAGCAAGCATCAGGAATGGGGTGGGCACCCACGGTCACGGCGGTCGTCAGAGCAGAGCCATCGGCGTAGATGCGGACCGGAGTGTCTTCGGCCCCAGCGGAAACGTGCCAGTTGATCTGGGTGGCGCCGTTGGTGCTGCCGATAATCACGCCGCCGCCGGCATACCGGCCAAATGGGAATCGCGGCGTGGTGGAAGCCGCAGACGACCCGGCCGTGATGGTGGCCCCAGTGGAGAAACGCTCAATCTCGCTCATGTTCGCCCTTTCGCTTTGTAGGCATGTTTGTCGATGAATCGCTCCCGCACTTCCCCGGCCTTGGCTCCCGGGTTCTTGCGGAGTTCCTTCCTGACCTCTTCGGCCACGATCTTTTCGTTGATCAGCTTCCGCTTCGGGGCGGCAGGGCCGGGGTCATAATTCACTGTCCCCGATACCGCGAGCCGGCGCTTCTTGGCCACTCGCAGGACATCGTCGTTGGACGAGACCCACGCCTCCGGGTCTTGCCAACGTCGCTTGTCAGCTAGACCGCCGCAGTAGTATTTGCCGGAAATGTTGATCCCGGCTGCCCTGGCTTCTTTGACCATCCACTTGGCGGATTCGGCGGGCATTTCGCTCAACTGCTGGTTGTTCATGCGGCCCTGCATAAACGCCCGGTCGGAGCCTTTGGTCCCGGGAGCGATCTGAAGTGCGCACATTTCCGCGAACCGCTCTCCATACTGAAGGGCGTTCTTGTAGACCTCCACAGCCTCTCGGCCGCGATCACTGATTTGCTGGGGGATTTGCATTGGCTTGTTCTTGTGGCGGCTGGCCCGCCGCCGGGCCCGGCGGCGGAGGCGGAATCATGTAGCGAGCGACATCGACTTGCATGGCCTTGCCCCAGTCTTCCAAGAGAGCATTGAAGAGTTCCGGCCTGCCGGCCTGGAGCAACCCTTGGGAAATGGGTGCGAGGATCTGCATGGCGTTGGTGATGTTTTCGATGCGGGTCGCGATGTTGGGCTTTCTCGCACTGCCCGCCTCAACGCGGTATGAGTACTCGCGAACGATGCTGTCCGGGTTCTCTCCCTGAACGTGCATGCCCCATGCCTGCGCGGCCATCGGTCCTAAGAGCGGTTCGACATCCTGGGGATAGATCAACCATCGGGCACACAGGGCTTCCTTGCGTGCGACTTCCGAGAGAGCGTCTTCCAAGATCGAAGCGTAGTCGTCCGGCCGTACCGAAATCTGTTCTGCCTTCACCTGGGCTTCTGCGGCTGATCTGAACTGGTTCCTGGTCATCCCGTACACCAGCTCAGTCAGACCCACTCTGCGGTCAAAGAGTGCCGTGACCTCTGCGATGATCTGGTACATGTCCTGGGTCACACCGGGCATGTTGAAGACCGAGATCACATCGTTGACCGACCGGCCGACTGCTTCGGAGATTTCAACAATGTTGAAGCCCTTCTCAGACTTCTCCAAGATCTTCGACTTTAGGTCTTGGTCAGCAGCCTTGGATACGCCGATCAGCGTCTGCGATGAGGTTGCAACACGGGTCGCGAGGAAGCTCATCGCCCAATTAATAAATCGCAATTCCCCAATAGCCGGACGGATCAAAGAGACCGGCCAGGAGTATCCCGGTTTGCCGTGCCACGCGAGTAATGTGAACGGCCAGCCGCCCGGTTCTGCCCAGAATGGGATGGGCCATTGGCAGGCCATGAACATCTGTTGGGACACGCCTGTTTCGTCTACCGGCTCCTGGAGCATGGTGAGCGGCATGTTCAGTGGGAACTCAACCCCCTCGGACACGGCGAGGTAGCAGTTGGGCCCCATGGCGTCGAACTTGCCACGGAGGTCTTTGTCGGCGTCCTTCAGCCGGTCACCGAAGCCGGTCTTAGAATAAATCTCCCAGTAGCAGATGATGTCGTTCGTCTGGCCGTTGCGGCGC